ATGCTCACTCTGAGTAAGTTCTTTCTTGATGATACTCAGTTGAGTAGGAGTGACAAGGTTCCTCTCGAAGTACATGACTCCAAGAATCTCAGCTTTCTGACGTTGGGTGAGATCATAATTCTTCATAACATCAACTTCAAGGTTGAGTCTTCCAAAATCAGTTTTCATTCTGTCTACACCGATCTGAATTTTTTCATTCAGTTCTTCTGCGACAGTTCCAGTGTGCTTCCGTTTGAAAGCCATCAGATCACCTGAGATCAATCCGTTACCACAAATCCAAACTGAGGCTCCTGCTACAAACGCAACTGACATAGATTTGTCGTAGGAGTTGCGATAGCCAAACATCATTTTCAGACCGTGAACATTACCAAATTCGGACCCATCTTCGACATCGAAGAAACCAGTAACTCTTGTACCAAGCGTATTTGAATACATCCTATCACGAATGATATTCAAATCGTTGGTAGCAGCGTTAACTCTGATTGCGTCAATGACTTCCTGATGGGAAACAGGACTGTAAGTATCAGTCCTTGCTGGTAGGGGAGCACGTAAAGCTCTTGCTTTGGATGCTTCCCAATAAGCTACTTCGTTTCGCATATTACTTATCGTTTAAAAAATTTCTGACGGTACGACCAAAAACAGTGTCGTCTTTACTACCATCTCTCATTTCTCTGAGGATAGTAATAAGATCAGAATCAAACGATTGACCTGTTTCTCTTACTCTCAACAAGGCATCTGCTGCACGATAGGAATCTACGGCAGCTTGTTCTGCGGATGTTGATTGAATAAGGATTCCGGGATATACTTCAGTTGCAGTTTTATCACGGAGAGTAATGGTTTGATTCTGAAGTACTTCGAGTTGTTGCTTGAGTCCAGCTACTTTTTCATAGCTCCTCTCAAGCAACTCTCTGTACATCTGAGATGACAAATTTCCTTCAAATTCCTTCTGATCGTTCTCTAAATCGTCACTCATAAGGTTTATATATTTCTATGTTAATGTCTGGTTTTGATGCAAGTTCACTGTTCTCTGGTAGCTCTACTCCTAAATACTTCTCCATTTGCTTCTTTAAATCTTTGTTGCGACTGATAACATCTAACATCGGTATGCTGTCTTCTCTACCATGAAACTTCTGTATGCGTCCTTTTAACGCCTTAGAGAACTTGGAGTATTTCCCCTCTACGAAAGATATGACATCTTTTTTAAACTGCAAAGGTATCTTGAAGATATATACAACGTGGTATTTACCATGTTCAAGATGGGAAACACAAAGAGGATCAGTTATCATATATTTCTCGAACTCCTTAAATGTAGAAGTCCCTGTGAATCTATACTTTATACAGATATATTCGTGCGTATCATCCAGATAGGCATTGATATAATAACTGTTTATTCTTAGTTGATCCTTAGTCTTACCCAAAGCAGGAAGCAGGAACAATCCTACTTTTGTTGGTAAGGAGCTATATATAATAACAGATTTACCCTTTTTTTCAACAATCATATACTCTACATCATAGACAGTGCGAACGCTCCCAATCCTTGCAGAAAACGTGTTTCCCTTCTTGAGAGTGAACTTGTCCTCAAATGATATAGATATGATATGCTCATTGTTTTCGTCCATTTCGGTGTTCATGAACGCAATGTTAGAAGTATCAAGGTGCAGTCTCACAGCATCTAAAGCTGTGATCTCAATGGTCTTACCATTACTGAGCTTGATCTTGTTTCCTTCCAACATTGTGTAAGGGTTTTAAAGTTTGATACCAAAAGCGTTGATGTCTACTTCACCATGCTTTTTGTAAATTTCGTAGGGATAGTCCCACATATCATTATTCAAATGCCAATCTAATTCTGCGGTCAGTTGTATATATCCTTTGCGTTTTGTTTGTCCGAGAGTTCCAAATGCGATTGTGTCAGCTCCTTGTCCTCCGAGTTTTCCTCCAATAGGTTCAATATAAGATATTCCTTCTTGTCCTGCGTGTACATCTTTCTCTGTCATTTTGTAGATAGTTGGACTGTAGAACAAATTCGTGTCAGCATACACAAACCTCATGGGTTCAAGTATATAACCACGTAAATCTGTACCTCTGTCCCATTGAGCTGTGTGTACAGCGTCAGTGTACATGGCTCCCTGTAGATACCTATGGTATCTCCAAAAGGACTTCATGAATCCTTCGCCTCCTGTCTTCAGATCGACAGGCTGAATCCCCTTATTATGGTGGTCGATTCTTATAACATCCAGCATGGATTTTGCTGGTGCAACAGCGTTCTCTCCTGTTATTAAAGATACGAATGGAATCTCCCATACGATAGGTACTTGGAACAATAAATCTACACCATCTTCTTCAATAAAGTACTTCTTTGTGTAAGGATTTGTTGTAAGCTGTGCTACAATTTGATTTGCTGTGAATAACATCTCTGCATCTACAATACTTTTTCCTTTTGCGTTGAGTAATGCGTCAAAATATGCTCTGCCTTCTTTATCAAATTTAGTTGCTACTGCATTAGGACTAATCTTGTATCCTGATGCGTGATAGGCTTTTGTCGAGTCGCCTGTCTCAGCTAAAGTATTACAATACATTAGCATTGTTTCAGCACTTGGTTTAGCTGCTGTCATTACATAGACTTCTTCATCAAATTTCTCCTTATTAGTAAGGAGTAAGTCCACAACAGTACCGAGAAGCATAGCAGAGGTCTCCGAAGATTCCTCTGCTGCTTCTGCGATTCTGAATGATTGTGGACTATTTGCGAGATTTGATAATGAAGAATAGTTTACTCCGTCATAACCACGATAGGCTGATTCCGGAACTACGTTCAAAATTCTACTCATATTGCCACTTTATTAAGATTAGAAAATACACTGTCCTTGATCTCATTATCCAACTGGATAATTTCTACAATCGAATTTGTCCTGACAGCATTAGGACTTATTGCAAATCCATTGAGATAATCATCTGGTACATCTTCAACGGTGATTGCGGAGTCGGTATCTAATCTTTTTATCTGATTCAAAATATTAGTTCTGATGGTTGCTGTATAGCGATCCTTCATAAATAGAGATTTACGCAACTTCTCAGTAGAGACAAGTAATTTAACCTTAGTCAGATCAGTCTTGACATAGATAGAGTTTAGTGTTTTCATATATCTACTATGTACAGAATGAGTAACTTGACCTATTTCAGGTAAATGATTTACAGGTACTACTGCAAGACAAAAGAGATCAATTTCTCCCTTCATCCGGTAATGAATTTTACTACCAGTTAGTGTTGAAGGCATAAAATCGAAATCTCCTGCTACTCCCATTGCGCTTAAAAAACCTGAGTATAAAATTACAGGTGAACTTCCATATCTGCGTCCCTTCTTGTACTTATAATTCAGTCCGGAACTTGACATACTGATTCTCACACGAGAACTCATTCTCGAACCATTCATAGAAGGAAAATAAGGATTATCTACTCCCTTATAGGTAGGTGGAATAGCCAACAACGGATACCATCCATCTTGGATAGTAAACCGAAAAGGGAGAACCATTCCATCCTTACTTCTACTTGTATAATCAACTATCCTCAGTTCTTTATCCATGATCTAAAGTTTCAGTGAAAAATAGTGGACCTATTTCCTCATACTTAAAAGGGATTTCATAGGTCTCATCCAAGAATCCTGTAAATCCCTGTACCATTTTCGCTGCAATGGCTGCTGCAAAATGAGTAGTCTGTTTGTATGAACAGTTTGCATCTTCAACTTCGGAATCGCTGAACAGATATTTGTTTTTGTAAGTCAGAGCATTTTCAAGCGTAACATAAAATACCTGAAATTGTTCTGCGTTCAATCTTCCGTCAATAAAGATGGATTCAGGATACTTCTCAGCCTCCTGTAACCAATTCTCAAACATTACTTTACGTGCAACCATATTGTCGAAACAGGAAAACATAATAGGACTACGCAATGATTCTGTATCATACATTTCATTCATAGCTTCGATCTTCTCGTAACCACTGAAATCATGTACAATCCTCCGTATTGCATCAACCTTTGGTAATCTGATGTCAGAAATACCAAAGAGTTGTCCTGCTATATTCACTTCCTCAACCGTATCAAAATCATAGATAATCATGTAAGAGGTTGGTGGTAACATTCTTGACAAAAATAATGTCAGCCAACTACCAATTCCACCTACACCTCCGATAATGACAGGAATCACGAACTTATCAACTTTCTCAAACCATGACGCATCACGGAACCTTGACTTCTTTACATCTATCATGGATTCAATTCCCTTTCTGCTTGTTCAAGTTGATCAGCAATGTCTCTGTTAGCGAGATTTCTCTCACCTTCGTCACTGACATCTTCAACCTCATATCCGAGAATGAAATGATCAAATGTCTCTTCAAGATTACTAACAAGATCAGTTAAGGCAGTGACTCCCTCGAATTTCTTGATGCACATTATAACCTCTTTGATCACAATAATACGCTCATCATCAGCAAGTAGATTATCGAAATAAGCATCTATCACATTGTCGATATGATTCAGGAGATAGTCATAGAACAAGTCCATCTGAGTTTCCTCCTGCTTCAAAATCTGATGCAGAATAGCATACACATTGCTCTCTGTCTTCAGTTCAGTGTCGAACATCAGAATATTCTTAGTGAGCTTTTCAATCTCCCATGATGTCATCTTATCAGGGATAACCTTACTCCCTATCGCTCTCTGATTATGAGCAGACAGACCATTCATATTCTGATTATGGAAATGAGAGTTATGATGTCCACCATAACCACCAACACGATTTCCACCTCCCCAACTATTTTTACGAGAGGCTGCTGCTTTCTTAGCAGTTTCAACTTTCTCTTTGACCTGCTTCAGCCTGTCAGAGAAGAATCCACCGAGTCCTTCAAAGAAGATTCTCATCTCGATCTCAACCATGTGCTTCTCAACCTTACTCTGCTTGAAATGCTTGGTTTCACCTGCATCATTGACAAAATTCATCTTTGATGTAGTGTGCATATCACTCAGGAATACAACTTTCGCTGCATAATTTCCATTGAAATTCACAATCAGAGACAGATAATAGTTGTGCTTGTCCACATTTGTGTGAAGCTCATCCATATCCGTACCTGAGAAATATGTTCCACCGCTATGATGTGTATGAATGTGACCAAGTTTCTGTTCCATAGCTTCTGGAATCTGGTCATACAGATCAACAATATCACCATCAGGTTGATATTCAGTATATGCTGCTGAACCAATATCCATCAGGAATATATGCTTCACTTCCAATTCAAAACCTTCAGGCTTGGAAGGATTGCCTTTGATTACATCATATAATAAGAATCCTGACCATTCATCAGTCCCACAGTGGGAATGAAGAAACTGTATCTGCGAGAGGATATGAGGTGGTAAAATCAATTTACCTTTCTCTTCCATCTTGTAGATCGGATATTCAACCTTCTCCTTTGTTTTTAAGGGTGTTCCCATCTTTTTCCAGTTTTTCTGTTAGTTTAAATAAAATCATTTGTGCTACCTCTTTCATGAAATTTGGTTCAGGAGAGAAGATTACTCCATCAGTCAAATTAGCTATCTCTTCAGTCTCCAAATGTGATTGAAGAATACCTCCGTTCAGATAGATTGGACGGAAATTTACCATGTGTGATTTTGCAGTTCTGAGAACTTTCACAGGATCAGTCAACTCAGTGTTAGCGACCTTATGAAACTGATTCTCAACGGGATTGTAGATATATAATCTCTCTCCCATACCTTTGTGAAGTGTGACAATTTTCTCTCCAAATAGCTCTATAAATAGCTTGAAGAATACAGTGTAATCAACTACAAACTTGAGACTTCCTTTATTATTGATAAGGGAATATGCACTTGCAAATGAAGTAAATTTCTCTTTAGTCTTGTTGATTTCATTGATCATCACATCAATATACGATTGACCCACTTCTCTATCAGTGAGAAAGATACCTTGTTTGATCTGCTGTACCGGACCATAGAGATGTAGAGTTTCCATTTTCATGTGAGGACCACCTTCAAGTGACTCCCATTTCAGAAACTCTCCAATCTTAATGATATGACTTTGAAGATCAAACTCATCCATATATCCTTCAGTCCGGTAACTCTCACTACCTGTACAGAATCCATTGAAATTATTCATTGAACTTGTCAGGTGAGAGTGCTGATAATTCAACACAGCATCAACAGGAGTAAAGGTCAGTCGTGTACCTTTGATAGAACCTATCATACCACTTTTAAGTCTACCTTCAGACCTGCTGAACCGTAATGTTCCATCACTCCTGACAATCATAGTACCAAGATGACGTTCCATCTCAATAGAGTTACGGATTGTAATGTCATGATACTTCAGAACGATGGAGAACATATTGTAACTATTGTTCCTACCACCGATCTCAAATATGATGTCAAAGTCCTCTTTAGGCATAATCTGCTCAATAGCAGCTTTTGCAAATGCAAGAAACTCATCCATCAAAGCAAATCGTTCCATCCACTTTCTTTTGTATTCAATAACTCTGATCATCTTAATACCATGCCTCTTCTTGATCTTCATCACTCGTCCTCTGGACTCAACATAAGCTCTCTTATCTACGACAACAAACTGATGATCACCTCCAAGAGGTTGATTTCTTGAAGTAGCACATTGAGAATCACTAACCATAGGTCTATCACTGACCTGAGCAGGACTTCTGGTGTCACGAATCAGGCTGTTTCCATCCTTATCGAACACAAGTGCATCTTGAAAAGTTCCAGTATTTCTTCTTCTCAATCTTGCTCTTGCTCTACCTTCACCTCTATCTGAAATTACACAATTTCCACTTAAATCATGGTGATAGAGATAATTAGGCATCCTTGAGTTCATAGGAATCAACAGATCATTATTGCTAAAGGTTATGTCTGAGACTGTAATCCTTGTTGCATACTGAGTCTGCTGCTTCTGAAGTATCCTTTTTTCTAATCTAAAGTCAGCAATCTCTTCAGCAGTATAGTTAGGTTTCTCAGGTTCTTCCTTCATTGGTTTCTCTTCCTTGTTTACAAATAGCTCATCTAAAAGGTCTCCGGTACGAGTCTCACTTGCTGCACGAGCAACAGTAGGACTGTCCGTATAAGTTCCAGTAGTAGCATCTGTACGAACACCAGTGGTATCAGTGAATGTGACAGTATTTCCAGAAGTACGATAATGATTTACAACTTCCTCCGCAGTCATTCCCGGTGGAATATCTGCTACATCAACTGACAGTACTCTACGAGGTTGAGGTTCTTCCGCTACAGCATCTCTGACATCTTGTACAGTGTGTTCAACTGCATCCATCATTATACGTGTCGGATGTGGTTCAGTAGATTCAGCTTGATCAGCTTCTTCTAAAACTTCATCAATAACATCTCTCAGGCGTTCTTCTGTAAGACCTTCATAGATTTCTTGATTTTCTTCCATCTCTTCCATCTGCTCACGGATTCCTTGTGTTTCTTCTTCCATAATATTTATTATTAAAAGGAAGAGGTGCAAAAGATTTCTCCCTCACACCTCTTCACATGGGAACCACAAACTATCTTAATCAATGTACTTCGCTGAACTCCTGCTGGTTCTGAGAGCACGATGTACCTTCTTGATCTCATCTTCGAGACCTTTGGCAGTGAACTCAAGAACAGCAGGAACAGCAGTTCCACCACCATCAATCATATTCAACACCAGTTGATCAACAGCTTTGTTGATTTGCTGACGGGAATTTTCAATGATCTCGATGGGATCGGTTGGTGCAGGTGCAGGAGTTTCCTTCTTTGCAAAGAGACCTTTCTTCTTCGCCTTCTTTACCTTCTCAGTACTCTTCTTGGAAGGTTCAGGCTTCTTGGCAGCAGGTTTAGAAGCAGCCTTCTGAGTTGCAGCAGAAGTCTTCTTGTAGTACTTCTTCAGTTGTTTCTGAAGATCAGCAGTACCACCGGACATATCCAGACTTGCGTCCTTATTCCTGTTCAACCAGCTCATGTGACTCCTGCACTCATTGTAGGAGCACTCTTCAATCGGCTTGGACAGTTCTTCTGTGCCACCAGAAGTTTTCCTTCCACTCTTGACCTTCTCAGGTACAAGGAACAGTACGAAATCTCCCTGTGGAAGAACTGCATCGTCCATCTGAAGGGTTGCTTTGGTTGCTCTCTCAACTACCCTCATTCCGGACCATTTGACCTGACGAAGCTCCTTTTTGAGTTCACCAAAGGTCATTGCTGCGGATTCATGTTCAATTACATCCTTCTGCGTGGTAAGTTTCAATACGACTTTTCTCATGATCGAATATTTTTTAAATTAAATCTTTATCAATTTCAAGGTGAAAACGAGTTTACGATCCTCTTCATTATCAACGAAATGATAACGAGTTCGTCCGCTTTCTTGCACGTAGTCCGGATTATCATCCGGAATAATCTTTGACTCCTGCAAAGCATCCTCAAACCATTTGGTCCATAACCATAGATTACTCACGTCAGGCATTTTGCCTCTACGTATATCATAAATATCTAATGAAATGGACAGCTTGTGGGAGGAGCCGGGAAAAATGAGATTGTTCAGCTCATATATTTGATTGTACGAAATCTGTTGCTTGATGTATCTTGTTAAATATGTGTGATAATAATCTGTCAATTTTCCTCTTAGTCGGTAATGTAATGTAGCATTATACAATCCTTGACCATTGATGGTCCACCACCTTTGTCTTCCCGTTTTCCTTGTTTTCTTAGCTACGAGATACCTATACTCGAAATCAGGGACTATAATGTTTATGTCCTGCATCTCTAAGGAATTGTGTTACAAGTTTATCAAACTCTTTCGAGCTGTACTCCTTCACATAATCAGAAGGGTCTTTTGGTTCTCCAATAGGGTTGTGGGTAAATGGAAGTTCAAATTTCTCAGCGAAACCTTCACCTCCTCTTATTCCACCTTCATCGTTATCGAACCAGACATATATGTTGCTGAATCTATTTTTCAGCTTATCCATTACATCTTCTGGTATAAACGAGTGTTCACTATTAGGAGCTATCGCCCAATAACCAAGTAAATTAAAGGTCAAAACGTCCTTATATGACTTGGTTACAAAAAGAATATCCTGTTGATTTTTAGGCAACAAAGTCCATCCTTGTGTGATGGTATTGTTCACATTTGATACAAAACGGAAGCGTCCTTTTACTTGAGGAAAATACAATTTCCTTCGAAATACTCCATCATGCCAATAATAGTCAAACGAGTATACAAGTTGTTCCGGATGAACACGATAGGATATATTATCCTGAGACTTGCTATCAATCCGGTATGCACTAATCGAATAAATCTTATGGTATTTAAGAAGTAGCGGAGGGATTTCATACTGTGCCCAATACGCTCTGTCTTGATCAGTCCACCTACGAGGTTGTATCTCAATAATTGTAGGCTGCTGCTCAAACTGCTTCACATCGAAGTTTGCCTTGTCAGGCATTTCCTTCAAAGCAGGGACTTCGATGGAAGCATCTGATGCAGTACCAAGACCGAGATTAAAATCTCGATTTATAATTCGCATTGCTCCGTTAAAATCTGTATCAAACTTCCTTGCTATATAATCAAATGCTCTATATCCTCTTTCACCAAAATCTTTGTACAATAGGTCTCCTTCCCACATTACAATATGGCATGACGGACTGCTATCTTTACGAAATTCGCTTTTGAACATTCTGTCCATTGCATTAAAACCCCTACAATATGCTTTAAACAACTGATAGCTGTCAAGTTTCTTGAGGATATTCTCTTTCGTAAGTCTGTTTTCAGACCGTGTAAACGCCATATCTAAATGCTAAAACGGGTCGTCACCTTTAGGCTTTTCACCTGCTGGTTCACCTGCATCAGCCTTAACAACAGGTTCTTTCCACTCTTGGAATGTGAAAACCATTCCATAATCTTCCTTGATGGCATAACCATTGGAAGTCTGGTTCTTCACATGAGAGTCCCAATAATTTGTCCGCTTATTAGAAGCACGATCAAAATATTTATTGTAGACGCTCTGATATTTGCTGTCCCTTACAGTCAGCAGAACCCGAACTTCATTATCAATGTTACCAGCAAGGAGACTTTGAATCTCAGTATAATCCTCATCAAATAAAGCGAGGAAATTATCCATCTTCGCTTCATCATCCGGTCCAATATTCAACCAGTTCACAAGGAACAGATGCAAGTCAGCTTCTCCTACATGGCTTGGACGAGCAGTTTCATGCTTGAACCACGTAAGACCTGTTGGTGCATCTTCAGGGGAACCTTCCGCACTCCAAGCAGTACGACCAAAGTCATTGATCCACTCGGATTTCGTTCCGTCCCTGTTTGTTCTGTGCTGGTTTTCGAGGAAGAAAGCAACTTTGGTCATAACCTTATCACCCTCCGGACCAATTCCGTGCAGGTGAAAATCAAGCCTCAACTTTTTCACATCTTCCTCAGTAGTTACATATACAGGATCATTCTGAGGCTTGTAACCCATCTCTTCCAATCTTTCTTTATTTGGATTGACAGCTACAACCTTCATATTATGAAGACCTGTATATAATTTGATCTCTTTAAAAACTTTTTTGTCTGATTCATTCGGACTAAAACCCATAATTCTTTAAGATTTTTATATGATTTAAAAATAAGGTTATCCCTCGTAATACGCATTGATCTCACTAATCACTTTAGCAAGATCGTTTGGGATATTGAGAGTAGCGAACATCCCACGAGGAGATTTCGCTGTTGTTGTTCCATCGTTTTGAGTAATAAAAGTATATTCTAATCCGTTCTTTTCCTTATTTTTCTGAACATCTGTAAATAGCACAACTGTAAATAATCCTTCGAGTGTAACTTTATCATCGAGCAATTTTCCGATTGTCTTAATCTTCCGCTTTGGCTGGAAATTCTCAGTAATGATCTCATCATGGGTTAAGAACACAACCTTGAGGTCTTCTCTGAGGCTCTTTGCTGCGTTAATAACATCCCAAACGTGCTTCGCAATATCAGTAAACTTCTGCCATCCCTGTTCATTTGCCCGGTTCATAAATTCGGTGCTCATGATATACTGGAAATCATCTATGACAACCTGCTTTACTTCAGGTCTATCACTACTGATATACTTCAAAACTTTCACGATTTGAGCTGAGTCATGACTAACTAAGAAATTACCGCCTTGCTGGATTCCGGTTGTATACTTCTGCTTCCACCCACGGAAAGGAAGCGGTTTATCAATTATACCTATGATAACCGTTTCCTTAGAATCGAGGGTCTCTACAGCAGTAGATTTACCAGTTCCAGTTTGTCCTACGACTGCAATAATTTCGCTCATGTTTCTAATAGATTATAAAGTTCTAACTCCATACGCCTTGAACCGACTAAATGCTCACTGCGTATGATTCCATCTCTGGTCCTGATATGGACCCATTTGACTATTTCCTCATCTATGGGCAGATCGTTCGCTATAAGCTCTCTCAGGGTACTTCTTTGGAAATTACCACTGCCAAGAGCAAAAACGAAGTGAGCTATAGCAAGAAGCTGAGTGTGCTGAAGGTCTGTAGATGATTCTACAAACTCAATCGCCCAATCTAAATCAACTCTTAAAAGAGAATCTGCTTCTTCTTCGCTCATAGGATAGTCAAACTCATCGCAATCCCTGATTGCGTGACCGTAGCCTACAGTCCAAACCTCTGCTAAACATTTATAGGGGTAAGCTCTGTAACCTTCATGCCACTTCAGGGTGTCAACCAACATAGTGTAGGCTTCTGCATAGTCTCTAACACGTTGAGCCTCAACAAACTCTGTCGGGTCTATAAAAGTGTCAGCTTCTACAATCGAAACCTCCGCTGTGTTGGTGCGGAAACCTACTAAGATAGTCAAAATTAGTAAGATTTTCTTTGCATCCATACAGTTGTTTTGGTTCAACAATCAATCAAAGTCTAAGACCTGATTGTACTTTAAGTTGTTCCTCATCTTAGCGATAAACGGCTCTGTTTCACGAGTTTTAATGAAATGAAAATATATAATTCCATTTACAGGTAAATCTTGTGGTCCATACGCTCTAAGGTTCAACATCTCCGGACGATGCGTAATCATGAAAATATCAGAATACTGATATAGTGCGTCTGCTCCGAATACATCCGATTTCTGTGGGTAGTGTAGATTCTTGTTCTGTATTCTTTCTACAGCCTCAATGCCTCTATTCAACTGACTCACAATAACAAAGGATGCTTTAATCTTTTTCTTGAGTTCATTAAACATAGCAGCTAATTCGTAAAGAACCTGATTTTGATTTTGTTCTCCAAACTTCTTAACTAATATTGAATGATCAAGAGTAACGAGGATTCCACGATCTACGTTGCACTCCATGCCCATAGCGAAATATTCGATTGTGTTCTTAATTTCTTGTACGGTTCCGGGAATGTCAACATACCAAAGTGGTAAATCCTTTATACTTTGTGCATAATCAACGGCTCGTTGATAAGTTTGTTCTGTAATATTTTTGTCTTGGTTCTCAACATCTGCGTTATAAATCTGAGTGGTAGTCATTCTTAATTTCTTAGAAATCTTCCGACCAACGAGCCTTCTTGCCATCATTTCAAAGTTAAATGATAGCACTGCAAAATTCTCTTCGGGATTGATAGCAAACAAACCGCTTTCAAGCTCATTAAGAATTGCAGTCTTACCACTACCTGACATACCTGCGATAGTGATGATACTTCCCCATTCGATACCGTTCATTCCTGCTTTATCAAACTTTTTCCACGGTGTTTTAAGGGATTTGATATTATTCTCCATCCTACCCTTGATATAACGCAGCTCTTTACGTGCTGCATCCTCAAGAGATAACATGGGTAAAACTTTACTTGATTGATCTGCCATAACTTCCCCCTTCTTCTTTGTTGTTAGACTTTTCGGTTAATCCTTCGCACTCTGCGCTCAGAGTTGAGCCTACACCACGCTTCTCAATGAAGTAATGTGCCTGTTGCATATATGCGTAACCTTTAAGGGAAAATCTATCTACGTAGTCTCTCGTTGCTTGAAATATCTGTTCGAGTGTGTAGTCGTGAGTATTGACAAATTTAATCATTTTCTTGATTACTTCAGCTTTATCACCTCTATATCTGAATCCACCAGCGTTGACACCTTCGGGGAATATTTCCCTCCAAGACTCAATCCATTGGTTTACTTCCTTTGCTGTCGTTACCTTTTTCTTCGTTCCAACGTGCTTCTTAAATAAATCTTCTCCTGCTTTTCTTAGTGCGATTTCTTCAGGACCGTTACCATGCCACTTTACAAGTTGACTTACCTCCAATTTCTTGATGGCGTGTTCAAAATTCATAAAGTTGTCATCGTGTGCTACCCTGAGAAACTCATACTTTTCCTCATAGACGAGAATGAGAATTATAAACTCCATGAAACTCATGTTCGGTTGAAACTCCTCATAGATCGTCAGATACCTCTGATCTATCATGTTGGACAATGTTTAAATGTTTATACTGTAGTCGCATATCCTCTTCCTCTAACGACAAAAGATAACTGGCAGAGAGTTCTCCACCAGCTATCTCCGTGGTTACATCCTCACTATTCTCGAAAGGATGATCTATACTAAGGGTTAGTGTTTGCAACTTTTGTTTTGATTTCGGACTTTCTGTAGTCGAAGTCATCTCGTAATATAAAGTCACTGTTTAAATATACTGCTTCACCTAAATCAAACTTCTTGGTCATATTCTTGTACCATTTTTCACTCTGCGTTCCGGGAACCTTGATAATCCACATATCAGCGTGTTCATCGGAAGCAAGGCGATCAAGACGACCTTTCTTCTGCTTGGATTTGGTGGCTGAGCCTATATAAGACTCCATTACCGCATGAGTTGCACCAACGAGGTTCAACCCAAGCGTAAGCGAGTTACAGCTACCTAACTCTTTGACTGAGCCGGAATTAAAGTCCTCAATTAACTGAGCATTGACTTTATTCGAGTTCTTAGAGTGTACGGTATATTTGCTGATCTTGTCAGCTTGAGCTGTAAGCTCAGAGAATATAAGTACTTTGGCTTTCGAGAACTCTGCTCTGATTCCACCACTGATACGCTTAGCTATTTTACCTGTCGAAGGTAAGTTTAGAAGAAAATTCTTCCTTGCTTTAATAGCGTTCATGTAAACAGCAGCAGCACCTTTCTGCTCACGAGTCCCTCTGCCTTGCCAAAACCACAATGCTGCATCCTTAAACCAATCTTCGGAGCCTTGAGCTATCATAAGATTTTGACCATGCTTCATGCGATCAGTCAAATACTCATAATATTCCTTCTCTCCTTTCTCATAATTCTTTCCTCTGATTTTGACGATAATCCTGTCATTATCAGAGAGATCATGGTTTACAATGAAGAATCTGGTCTTGTTAATTAAACCATCTTCTGCGGAATTGTAGTACTCATATACTATTGGACAAAACTTGTCATAATAGTATTTCTTATCATTTTCATCGGTAATATCATGGGTTGCCGTCAACCCAAGAAGATCAGCATACTCATTGTTAGTGAGGAGCTTAGAATACTCCGGAGTCATCATAGTATG